TGAGCACACACACAACCTTGTCCTGCACCTGTGCCAATGGGATAATAAGTTACGCCTGTGGCATCTCCACATCCTCTAAAACACAGTGCGCTTGAATTGCCACATGAATTTCCTACTTGTCCAGAGATGTATCCACAGCATGATAAAACTACAGTTTTGCGTGCATAAGCACCTGGATTGCCTGGCAGACCAAANCCGCAACAACACATTTGAGCAGCTGATCCTCCAGCTCCCCACAATTCAATTATGGCTGTGCCTGATTGACAGGGTTTGAAACAGATACCATTGTTGAAAACTTCAAAGTTGGCTCCCATGGAAAAGTGAAAGATTTGTCCAGCTTCCACATTGGTTTCGGTGACCTGTGGAAAGTCAGATCTCTTAGTTGCAGTGAGTGTTTTTAAACTTGCCATTCTTTCAAATCCTTTTCTGGTATGTGATGCTGTATAAAATTTATTTTTATATTATACTGCGCCCACAATCCAACCGTTAGTAACCCCTGTGTAGATCAAAGTCACAATTGCTTGATTCAAGTCAATTGTTAAATTATCAGCTGCACCGTTGATTAATGAACCATTTCTAGCCACGGTGATGTTGTTGGTGCCTGCAGCACTGCCAACATCTATGATTTGAATGGTGTCATTGTTCAACAAACTTGCATTCAGAGGCAAAGTGATAGTAAAAGCACCAGCTGAGCTGTTTGCTAAAATTCTATCATTTACCACTGCTTGATAAGTGGTCGTAACTTCTCTGATCACTATGCCAGCGGTTCCGGTTGTTGATATGTATCTTCCCATGTTTTAGTCCTTTTGTTTGCTTGTATTTATGCTATTGTATGTAATATTACAGCGTTGATGTTTCAATGCCGTAAACCACCACACTAGCGTTGCCCCCTGATGCGTATGCCACTAATCTCTGTGATGCTGCCAAAACTAAGCCGGTTCTTTCCAGCACTCCTTTGGATAGCACTTCCACATCGTACTCAATCCATTCAGATCCGTTTGCGTTTGGTGTGTCTGTCGTAGCCACAGCCAATCTAAAGGTCTGAGCCTGATTGCCTCGATTTAGGAAGTTCACAGCAACCACTGCAAACGTATCAGCTGGACAAAGGTACACTGTGTTCAAAGCAGCAGCTCCTAAGTTCGCTGCTCCCAATCTTCCTGTTGCCATTTACTGTTCTCCTTTTGTTGTACTCTAGTTATCCTTGTAAGAAATACCCCAATGCTACGGGTGTTCCTTTTATCCCTTTTGTGAAATTCACAGGGGAATCAAAGTTTATTGTCACTCCAGTGGTGGTCTCAATGGTATTGCTGAATATTGTGATCAAACCTGCAGTAATCTGGTTCACATTCAAACTGCTGGCTCCACCACCGATCTGACTAGATATATATGTTCTAATCGCTCTCTGAGTGGGCACGATTTGGTCACTGTCAGCTGCCATTGTACCGTCTGTGGAGAATTCNTTGATGGAAGCACTGGTGCCTCCCAATACNAATTCACCCAACTGAAGTTCTTGTAATCCTGANATGTTGAATGCATCTGCATTCAATGTGGCAATACCTGTGCTTTGTTCCACGGAGAATAAATCACCTACTCTAAAATTACCATCTTGATCTGTGCTGGTAAAAAATACTCTGCCTCCACCATTCTCCACAGTTTCGTTGTCACCATTAGCTGCTTGTAAAGGTATGCCAGGATAATTGGTTGAAACAAAACCACCAGTGCCAATGTCTAAGAAATCATGACCAGTCAATCTAATTTGTGAATATCTAATTTTAATTGTGATAACAGTTCCATGTGGTGGAGCTTCTCCTACTCCTATTTGTGGACTCACTTGTAACAATGCTGTGAATGGATATTGTGTGCCTAAAAGATTTTGCACAGTAACCAATTTGTACCATTCGCCTGCGATGGATGCAAACTCCACATTGGAACCTGCTTGAGGAATTTGTGTTAATCCTTGCACTTGAATGAAACTGCCGCTTTGTAAACTGTTTCTAAATCCACCAAATGCTGTCACTGTGCCTGCTGAAGCTATGTACGTGCCAAAGCTGGTGGTATTCAATCCCACAGTTAAAGCCTCATCCACATACAATTGGAATGTGGTTCCAGTGAGTGATTTAGTGTAAAACCATGTGCCACTATTGATTTGGAATATACCTGCCACATTGGCAAAAATAACTTTGGTTCCATCTGCGTAACCATGAGCAGCACTGGTGGTCACCACACCTGGATTAGCGTTGGTGATGCCGTTCACAGTGCGTACCACTCCTGTTTCTGTCACAGTGGTTATTGCTGTGAGGTAGGCTGTTCCTCGGTTGGTAAATGTTGGTTGACCCAAAGCGCCATCTCCATAGAACACTTGCACTGGTGCTTCCACAGTGTTGCTGGGATCCACAATGGTCACTGTGGGAGTGGTTACGTGTCCTGATCCTGGCTCAATAATTCTTATAGATGATATTTTTTCAGTGGTGACCACTGCTCTCGCAATTGTCGTGACTCCTGATGCAGGAGCGCTCACTATGATGCGCGGCACATATTCATATTGGGTAGTGCCATCCAATGTAGCTTCCACTACTCTCACACTCATGGTGCCTGAAGCAGTTGAAAGTGTGACTGCTGCACCACCTAAGGTGGTACTGATGGTGAATTGTGTGGCAGAGGAAACAGCTTTCACATAGTATTGAGTGTATGTGCTGATGCCACCAAATGTTGGTCCATCAAACTGCACTGCTGCGCCCACGTACAATGCTGAAGTGGATGCACAAGTGATTACATCTGTGGTTACTGTGGTGTTGGTACAAGTGGTGTTCACCAAATGATCCCATCCTGCCTTGTGTACATACATGGTGCCTGCGGCATCTGCTGTGATATCAAACGCAGTGCCACCTGGTGTGGTGCTGATGGTGAATTGTGTGGCTGAAGAAATAGTTTTCACATAATAAATGGTTGGGTTGGTGGCTGTGGTGGTTACTCCGCCAAATGCTGTGCCACTGAACATCAAAGGCATGTTCAAATCTAAGTTGCTGGTGCTGGCAGTGGTGAATCTATCATTGGAAGCAGTGGCAGCTGTGACTGTCATGCTGGGGAATGAAGGTCTGGCCACTTTGGTAGCTTTTGAACCTGCATTGAATCCCACAATGTATGCATATTGCCCTGCACCTAATCCTGAAATCAACCATATGGCTAAACCTGTTAACTCAGCAGCCAATGCTGTGTCAGTGTTGGAAATTGTTACAGTTTTGTCTGTGCCGTTCTGTGCCACGTTGGCAGAAGAACTGTATCCGTCACCACCATAGTTGCTTTCAGGTGATGTGACAGTTTCATTCAATCTTATTTCATACACACCACCATTGCGTATGGTAGCAGTGGTGCCTGTGATGCCAAATCCATCTCCAGATATTGTATGCACTGCTGCTGTGGTGTAGTTGGTACCAGCATTGGTGTATTCCATTGCTAATATTCTATTACCATCTGTGAAAGTATTACCTATGGTAGCGTCTGTGCTCTTGTTGTCCACAGTACAAGTGATTGGTGTTTCAGTGACATCTCCACCTTCAGACACTGATCCGAATTTACCATAAGAATTGTTACCATTGGTGGCTCTTACTTTTCCGCCATTTTCAGCCAAATAGCCAATGTGATTGTAATATGAAAACACTGATACTAATTCTGATCTGCCCAAGTTGGTCACCCAGAATCCAATACCGTCTGATAAAATTTGTGTAAAGTCGTTGGCCACTACGGAATCGTTTCCACCGTTGTGTAATGCACCATCCACTTTTAATCCCACGCAACCTGAGCCGAATGTGGATACGTTTTGCACATAGGGTGATTTGTTAGTGATCCACATATCTTCATGTGCTGGTCCCCAACCTGCATCCAATGATACATAAGCTCCTGCTGTGGGTCTTTGAGTGCCATAGCCGTTGGGCGCAGATAATGTGCCTGCCAATCCTTGCAGGGTGCAGTTTCTTAATCCTGTGCCGTTTCTCATTAAGAACATGTTGGAAGTGACACTGCCTGACACAGCAGTTTCGTAATATTTGGCAGCTATCAATGATTTCCAATTGCCGGTGTAAATTAAATCATGACATACAGCATCCACATATTCTCTTATATCTCTTTTGCAAGACGCTTCATTGGCTGCTGTGAAATAAGTGTAGAATGCACTGGAAGCATTGGTTTTTTTACTGTATTCTACTATTTCTGTGGCTATGTATTCTTTGTTTTCAATCAGTCTCAACACAGCATCTGTGTAACCTATTGCAGTGTTGGGTAAATTAGAACCTGACATCACAGGATTAGAATAAGTGGTGCTGTCATCCAATACGTTGTAACCAATATAATCATAAATGTCATCCACAATGGCCACTGCTGAAGTGGCTGCTGCGTTNGATCCTGCTGGAAGGTTGGTATTTTGTGCTCCTGCCTGTGCCACGGTGCCTGCACCTATGGTGGTCACTGTGAATGTGGTAGCTAAACTGGAAGCTCCCAACAAACCTGAGGCTATGGTCAGGGTGTTGCCTGCGGCGTAACCTGATCCTGCATTATTAATAGTGAATGATGTGATCGCTCCTCCAGCTGCTACTGTGGCGTTAAAAGTTGCGCTGGATCCTGCACCACCTGTGACAGCCACTGCTGTGTAAGTGCCTGCTGTTCTAAGTGCATCTAATGCTGGAGTTGAGACAACTCTAATATAACCTGCAGGCGTAGGTGTGATCGCTGTGTTGGTAATGATGTCATCAATTATATTTTTTAATCTATCAATGCCTGTCAATGAATATGGCACGTCTNNTACGTCCACATAACTGGGTGCAGGTCTGATATTGGTGCTTCTTAATTCATCTCCCACAATAGCTGTGCTTTCACGCACATATAAGGGCAGCACTTCAAAAAATGTTCCAGTTTTTACAAATACGGTGTTGTTGGCAATTCTTTCTGCTGGCACATCATCAATGTCACCAGCTGTGATGCTATCAATCACAATGTTCATCAATGTGGTAATGATGCCAAATGCTTCTGGTTCTTCTATTTTAGTAGCGTCAATCACTTGAGGCACAGTCGCTTGTAATTCTACATAAGCGTTGTCATTAGATATGGCAGCATCAATCACTGTTTTGGCAAATGTGATTGCAGCACTGGTTTCTACTTCTTGTCCATACACATAAGATCCACTGCCAGTGTAGTAGGAAATTGCAGCCAATCTGCTTTTTTCGTTGCCACCATGACCTAGATCAAAAATCACAGCGTCAATAATTTGACCTATGTCTCTCAAACATTTGGTTTGATCATATTTTAATTTCACTGTCATTGTTCCTGCTGCAGTTGAAAGTGCGACTGCAGAGCCTGACGCAGTCAAACTCACTGAGATATTAGTAGAAGTTTTTGTTATGATATAATATTCTGTTGAAATGTTGATGCCACCAAATGTGGTGCCAGTAAATTCAACTCTCATGCCCACTCTTAAATTTGCAGTGCTGNCACAAGTGATTAGATTAGTGCTTGTGGTGGTATTGCTACAAGTGGTTGTGTATGTGGCATTGATATAAGCCACGGTTTCTCTTTGCACAAATGCTTTGTTTCTCAATAATAAATTTTTTGCGTTAGGATACAACGGTCCTTTGTCTATCTCTTTAAGACAATACTGAATGGTTTTCCAAGGTTGATTCAATGTGGCACCATAGTCTGGAGCTGGTGCGTCCACACCTGAAAGAGCCACATACCATACGTTGTTAATTTTTCCAAAGTAACCCCACTCAGGCAATGTGCCTGCAGAATTCACTAATAATGTTTGACCTGAAAGTCCAATTGGCAATCTTGTTGGACCTGACGGGCCATACAATAATAAATCTCCCTGTGTGGTAAGTGCTGAGCTTTCTGCACCTCCTGATAATAATTGCCAGTAGGTGCCTGTGTCCACTCCTGCTCCTGGTGCATAATCAGGTTGAGTAATTATGGCAGGTCCCACGTTGTTGGAAGTATGTCCTAATATACAAATGTATGTGTTGTTGGCGTTGATGATACCTCGCACCACATCACCTTTGTCATACAATGTGCTATTGGCCCAGTTGCCTTTCCAATAGATTCCTTCATTGAGTTTGCTCCAATAAGTGACATTGGGTGGTCTGTTGCCAATGCTGTCTAGAATACAAATATAAGTGAAGCCACCCAAACGTGCTACGTCGCCAGTTTTGTATGCAGTGCCAGCAGAGTAATCTCCAATCAAACGGAATCCTGTGACAAATAAATCCCAATCAACAGTTACAAAAGTGCTGGGATTTTTATTAATACTGTTGGTCTTGGCCACATATCCGTAACCTCCGTAGGTCACAAAGTCTCCTATTTGATAATTTGTGGCTGAACTCCATGAATCTTCAAATTCTAATCCTGGTACAAACACAGCCCAGTTGGCCTGATCTNCTGTGAGTGTGGTGCCGCTAGACACGTGGAAAGTGGTACAGATCCAAAGGCTTGGTCCCCACTTGACCACATCATTAATTTTGTATCTGGTGTTGATAGTCCAATCTGTTTTGTATTCTATACCTTTGTGTAGATAATCCCATTTGGCTTGATCTGCTTCCAGTCCACCACCCAATGTAGTGGCAGATACATTTGAAGTGTGACCAAGATTACAAGTGTACAGTTGTCCACCATATCTTACCACATCTCCTAATTTATATCTAGTAAGAGCGGTCCAAGCATTCAACCAATTGAATCCTTTGGAGAACACTTCCCAGTTGGCAATGTTATTTTCTAAACCTAATGCAGCACTAGCAGCAGATGTGTGTGCAGTGATACAGGTGTAGATGTAGGCTCCATACTTGACTAAGTCGTTTACTTTGTATCTAGTAAGAACTGTCCAATCTGATTTGTAATCAAATCCTTCTGAAAATAAATCCCATTTGGCTTGATCTGCTTCCAGTCCTAGTGCAAGGGTGGCTGCTGATGTGTGTCCTTGGTTGGCAATGTACAAATATCCGCCATATTTTACAATGTCATTGGGTTTGTATGTGGTGTTTAATGACCAATCGTTTTTCCATTCCTGACCATCACTCATCAGGTTCCAATAGCCAGCAGTTAAATTTGTTTGGAATACTCCGCTGGTGTGTCCCACCACACAAATATAGGTACGACCACCGTATCTAATTACGTCATCGATGAAATAGGTTACTGAAGTGATCCAGGCTCCCTTCCAAATAAACCTAATCCTACCTAATTTAAACTCAGCCATTTTTATGAATTCCCTGTTATGTTGTTATTTATCATACTAACTACCATATCCATTGCTTGCATCAAATACGCTGACAGCATCGCCTTCATCTAGAGCTGTGGATGCTACACCACCCAAGAAATAACTCAGCGCTAAAGGCGATCCTTTTACTCCACCTTTAATATTTGCTGTGACTTCAATATTAATGGTTTCTCCACCCACATTCAATATGTTGGTGTTTTGTATCTGAATAGCTCCTGCTCTTAAACTGGACACGTTCAACACAGATCCACCACCTTGAATTCTACTTTGTAGATAAGCTATAAATGCTCTTTGTGTGGGCACTATGTTGTCACTGTTGGCAGCCATGGTTTGGTCAGTGCTGAATTCACGGATCACTGCTCCAGATCCACCCAATACCACACCACCCAATGCTAGTTCAGTCAGTCCTTCCAATTGGAAAAAGTCTGCAGCCAAAGTCACAATACCACTGGACTGTTCCACTTTGAACTGTTCTCCCACTCTAAAGTTACCATTTTGGTCAGTGCTGGTATAGAACACACGTCCTCCACCTGCTTCAACCACTTCATTGAATGGTTGTGGTTCATAACCTGCTGTGAAACCTTGTGAATATATTTGTGGATAGTTGGTGGTCACTCTGCCACCAGTACCAATGTCTAAAAAGTCATGTCCTGTTAATCTTACTTGACTGTAGTTCTGTCTGATTGTAATCACATTATTGTGCGGCGGTGCCGAAAATGCATCCACTCCTGGACCTATTCTCAATGTGCCATAAATGCTGGGCTCTACTCCACCTATCGTTACGAAGTTACCCAGTTTAAAAATTACTCCTGGAATACTCGCAAATGACACGTTATCACCTGGACTAGGTAATCTAGTTAAGTTTTTAATTCTTAAAAATTTTCCTGTTTGAAATTTATCTGCTAATCCATTTCCTGACACCGTGGCTGCTACGTTTAAGAATCCTGTGCCTCTGTTAGTAAAAGTAGGTTGACTTAATGTGCCATTGTTGGTGCGCACTGTGAACAAAGCTTCTATGGTATTGTTATTATCAACTATTGTCATTACAGGAGTTTGAGAATACCCACTGCCTGGTTCAATTAATTCTATAATACTCAATCTTCCGCCATTCACTCTTGCTCTTCCCAATGCCCTTGCACCGTATCTAATCAATTTAATTGTGTTTCCTGCAACATCTGTCAAAGGAATAAAACAAGGACCATTTACTGACCCACCAGCAATCTTTACATAATCTCCTGCAATACCAGTCAACTGAGTGCCCAATGTTTTCCAATGTTTGCCATCTATACTTTCTGCTAGATCTCCTGATTCGGTCACTGCCACAAAACATCCTTGACTATAACTGATTGTGTATTGATCTGCTTCTGGCGGTAATTCACTAGGTTGCCACACAGTGGGGGTAGATGCTATCACAGTGGCTTGATTGGCCAATGTGTAATAAAATCTATTGCTCAGCGTGCTGGAGTCATTAGGATTATCATTGCAGGCTGCCACAAATCTATTATTGCCATACACAATGTCCTGCACATTTATTCCTACGCTGCCAATGTCAGGTCCTGGATTCCAAGTGGCTCCTAGATTGGAACTTTCATAGGTTTGTCCCATGTCATCACACACAATGAATAGGCCTGATCCTCCAGCTGAATGAGTCAGTGCTGGAGTTGATCCATCATAACTGGCTATCTGTGCTGTGGTCCAAGACTGACCAGCGTCAATAGATCTACAAATAAATCCTTGATTAGTGGTGATTATAAACACGTCCTGTTCACAAGCAATGCTGGTAAAACTACCAACACCACCTGGATTAGTCAATCCTGTCCAACTGATTCCATCAGTGGTGCCTGATATTGCGTTGTTGGACACAGCCAATAATGTTGTGCTGCTGCGTGCAGTGTAAAGATAATTTACAGGCGCCAATCCTGAGCATGCTGACCAGCTGGTGCCATTGATGGTGTAATATCCTCCTGATGCACTTAAAACTACCGTGACATTCTGACCCAGCAGTCTAGCTGACCCTACCACTGACCAAGCAGCACTGATGGGCAATACTACGTTAGTGGCAGAATATGTGGGATCTGAAAAATTGATCAATGGTTCAATGCTGTATTTGGTTGATTCATCCAACAGAGGCTCAATGGCCAATCCACCTAATAAATGTTCAAATCCAGGCAATCCATCAAATTGTCTTTTTATATCTATTTGTTTAAGTGCGTGATCATAATATGCAACCACTCCAAATTGTCCTCTGCCTACACCTTCTAAAATTTGCACACGTTGACCCACTATTTCTGCTGATACAAGATAAGATNCACCAGTAGCAGTGGTCAAAACTTTCACAGCTCCACCAGCCGTGTTGCTGATTTTAATGGTGTTGGCCGACACTAAAGAATGCACATAGTACACAGTATCAGCAGTGACGCCTCCAAACATAACACCTGGAAAAATAATCTGATCTCCCACTTTCATACCAATTATATTCTGCACTGTGAGAGTGTTTACTGGATTGCCCAGAGAAGCTGTGACATTTTTTTCATAGTCTGGTTCATATTGATTGGCCAACAAAAATGAAGTGCTATTGCCACCTCTGGTGTTGCCTGTGAATGAAGTATAAGCAATACCACCAGTGATTCCGCTATCAAAAGGATCAGTCAGTCTCACTTCACTGATTGATTGATATCTAGTATTTTCATAACCTATGTAGGCAGCTGCTCCTGCACCTGAACCAGTGATGGATATTGTGGCCGAAGTATAGTCTTGGCCTGTGTGTGAATATCCAAAACAAAATATTTGATTTTCATCATTGTACACAGAATTTATCAATGCTTCACCTGTTTGATTATCTACTGCTGCTGTGATAGGCACTTCCACTTGTGACACTCCTTCTGCCACAGAACCATAAGTTCCATAAGAATTGTTGCCATTGGTAGCGCGAACCTTGCCACCATTTTCAGCTAGATAACCTATGTGGCAATAGTAAGTGAATACTGAAACCAACTCTGATTTACCTTCACCTTTGACCCAAAATCCTATGCCGTTGGAAATAATTTGTGTGAAGTCGTTGGCCACTATGGATTTATTTCCTCCAGCGTGTAGATCTCCGTCCACTTTCATACCTACACAACCATCACCAAAGGTGCTGACGTTCTGTATGTAAGGTGACTTGTTAACAATCCATGCTGTATTATCCGATGGAGAGTTACCTGGATTCAATGACACAAATGCTCCAGCTGATGGCCTTCTAGTAAAATATTGATTGGCTGCACCCAGTGTGCCATACAATCCTTTTAGGGTCATGTTTCTGATGCCAGATCCATTGTTCACTAGGAACATGTTAGAACTTTCATAACCAGCAGCTGGCATTATTATAGTGCTTCTCAATTCATCTCCACACAATGCTGTGTCATAAGGCACATTGATAGGCAAAATTTCTTCATACACACCAGTTTTAATAAAGATAGTGGCTGGAGTTCTGCCTGNTTTGTCAGCGTTGACAAAGTCACAGGCATATTTTACTGTTCTAAATGCTGTCTGTATGGTGGTACCTCGGGTAAGTCCATTAATACCTTCCACAGACACATAGAAAACTTTGGCAATCTGATCTTGTGTTTTCCAATCAGGCAAGCTGTCTGTGATCTGTAATGATTCTCCAGAACTTCCAATGTTGATAGCTATTTTTGTGCCCACAGCATTTTGAGTCTTGATGTCTCCTACCTGTTCCAACACATTGGTGGTGGCTCCTTGAGCCAATTTGTCCCAATAAGTGGTTGGAGAGGTTACATCCAATGTAGGTTTAGAAAGTGATTGAGTGCTGATATGATAAAGTTTACAAGCATAAGTGGTGCCGGCCACAGTGACCACATCACCAGGGTAGTAGTAACCAGCTAGATTGGTCACATTATCTATCTGTTTCCAAGTGCCTCTCCAACGTTTGCCGGTGACCAACAATTGCCAAGGACCTGGTGAGTATGTGCCCACATCATATGAAGTGGTAGCCAAAGGCAACACGCCAGCATTGTCTTGCACAGCAATGTATAAATTACCACCACTGCGTACCACATCTCCAGTTTTGTAATAACTGGCTGCAGTGCTGTCATTGTCTATCCAGTCACCTCGTAGTTTGTAGCCAGGCACTAATAAATTCCAAGCACTGCTGCTGTCTTGTGCCACAGTGGGTAAAATATTTAAATGCGTCAGTTTACACACATAACTGTAGCCACCATACATCACCACATCACCAGGTTGGTAACGAGTGGTCGCACTCCACGCCGCTTCAAATCCTAAACCAGGCAACCAAATGTCCCACTTGTTTTCATCCAATATTGTGGAGTTGGCAAATGCGCCTTGATCAGATGGATCTGTACATATCCAAAGACTGGATCCACCATACTGCACAATGTCATTTTTTTTGTATCTTACGTATTGAGTATAATTGCCTTTGTATTCAATGCCACTTATGACTGTTTGATATTTTACTAAATCTGCTTCCAAACCGTCAGCAGTTGCAAGTGCAGTGCCCGTGACAGAAACAGTGCTGATGGTGCCACCTGCCCCCACAGATAAAATTGTGATAACAAGATTATTGGCTGGTGCAAAGCCTCCCAATAGTGAGCCCAATACTGTGATCTGTTGTGATGCTAGCCAACCTGTGCCATTGTTGGTAACTTGTGCATAGTAAACAGCACCAACTCTGTACACTGTGAAAGCTGCTCCTGTGCCTGCCACAGTGTTGGTGGTGAAGTTAGGATTCACATAAGCGTTGCTGACAGCGCTCTGATGACCTGTGATGACTCTATACACTGTACCACCATACTTGACTATGTCATCTGGTTTGTATCTGGTATTTGGAGTCCAATCAATTTTATAATCTAGATGTCTGGTGTACAAGGACCATTTTACATAATCTAATTCTAAACCTTCTAGTACAGAAGCACTCACATGATAGGTTTCACAATAGAACGATTGTGCACCATAACGCACCAAGTCCCCTTTGCTGTATGCAGTGGTGGATTGCCAATTGCCTCTCCAGTTCTCACCTTCTGCAAACACAGTCCATTTGGCTTCAACTCCAGAAATTCCATTTGCAGGATCGGCACTGGAAGTGTGCCCATCCAAACAGATCCACAGTGTGGATCCAAGTTTTACTATGTCATTTAGTTTGTAAATTGTGCTGGGAGTCCAGTCGCCAGTCCAGCTTTGACCATCCAACATCTGAACCCATTTTGGATTTACATCATTGAAATCTACATAAAATAGTGCATTGGCAGTGTGAGCTATTTGACACACATAAATTTTTGCACCAAATCTAACCACATCATCTTTGATGTAGACAGTGGTGCCAGACCAATCGCCTCTCCATCTAAAACGTATGCGTTCAATTTTAAATTCTGGCATATTATATTCCTACCGGATAATGTGTAAGGTTCGTTCACTCTCAATGTTAATTGTCCTTCTGAGTCAATGTAATACAAAATGTTTCTGCTGTCCCAACGAAATTGTTCATAATTTAAATTTTCATAAACTTTGGTGTGCTCCACATCTCTACCTTCTAAAAAATCTACTCCTCTGGTAAAACTGGGCAAATTTTCATTGGGATTACCTGGCAAATTAATTTGCAATGCATCTGAGCTGTTAGTATTCATTAAATCAACTTTGCCCAAGTATAATTCACCTTGGTCAGTTCTTCTTAAGCCATAAAAAAATCTGCTGGCACCCAGTGTATCTTCTATTTGTTGTATGTATTCGTTGCTGTCTGACATATATTATGTTACTATGTTGATGGTGTTGCCCATTCCGCTGTGTGCTGTGCATTGATAATAAAGTGTGCTGGGAGCGTCCATGGGCACTTGAAATATTACAGTGGCTGTGGCATTTCCAGTGACTCCATTGCTGTATGCAGCACCTGCATTAGCCACTCTTATTTCCATAGGATGAACGCTGATCACTGTGTTAATGAATATGTATGTGTGACCTCTGTGCAGATACAGAGTGGGATCGTTGGTGGCTGCATAAAATCCTGGACCTGTAAATATATAATCAGCGTTTCCTGATGCTGACAAACTCCATCTGGTTACAGGACCATTTTGTTTCACCCAACTGGTGCCGTTGTAGTACAACACGTCTCCTTGTGCGGGTGAAGATATCACCACATCACTAAGGTCATCCAATGTGGATGGCACTGCAACTGTAGCAAATTCTAATGCAGTGGCTCCTGCGTTTACTTTGACAAATCTACTACCTGCTGATGTGTAACTATCTGGAGTGTCTGATAATGCAAGGAATGAGGAGATTGCTGCTGGTGTATTGGTCAAGTTGGCATAATTTAAAAAATATGAACTGTCAAATCCATCCAATGTGTCTGCATTGCTGCCACCTCCACCTGAAGTAGAATCAGCTGCTGGTANCCAGTTGGTGCCGTTCCATTTTAAAACCTGTCCCACTGAAGGNGCTGNTGTNACNGTGTCCACATCCAAAAATGCATTGATTGAAATGGCACTGAGATCTGCACTCTGTATGCCTGCCACAAATTCTAAACCGGTGGTCGCTGCGTTAACTTTTACAAATCTATTAGCTGCTCCTGAGTAGTTGGCTGGGGTATCTGTCAATGCAACGAATGTGGTCACACCTGCTCCACCACCACCACCACCACCACTCACTGTGCCAGCTATCCAGTTGGAAGTGGCAGCATTCCAAAGCAAAGCCTGACCATCTGCAGGAACTGCAGTGGTGTTTACATCTGCTAAATCATTGATACTGGAAATTGTGCTTAACATCCTTGTCCAAACTCCTCCATGTGCATAATACATGGCGTTATCTGCATGTGAATGTGCTATGGCACCATGGTATGTGGTAGCATTAGGAAATGCTGCTTGGTTGGCAAAATAAAAAGCAATTCTGTTGCCACCAGTGGCACTGATAATATTGTTGTTGATCACTGTGAGAGATATGCCATCACCCAACGCTGTGTATAGCTCGTCAAAATTTGAATTTATTTTTAATGCACCAGCTCTTAGATTATCACCCTGTCCATCATTAGGTGTAACGCCATCATTGATTATCTGTTTTACCATGTGTGTCCTTGCTTGTTTTTGTTAATATTTACCATAATATACATATATTTTCTAAGTCCTNTCCCAGGTAGATTCGTTGCTGTCAAATGTCACATAATCTTGGTCAAATTTGATAGACGCTCCTGTAAACGCAGGGATTTCATTCACATTAGGATACGTGTATGCATTGGCAGCTGCTCCTGGATTTTCCATGTCAATGGGGTGATTGATTCTCAAAACCAATTCACCTTCACTATTGATGTAATAAAAAAGATTGATATCATCCCATTTGTATTGTTCATATTTTAAATTAGGATAAATTTTATCATGATTCACATCACGTCCATCAAAAAAATCTTGTCCTTCATTCCAATCATCATAATTGTAATTGGCTGAGCCAGGAATATTAATGGTCACACTGTCACCTGGCGCCATTTGATCTACTTTGGCCAACCATAATTCACCATCATCAGTTCTGCGTAAACCGTAAAAAAATCTATCTTTATGGCTTTTGATAGCATTTGTAATGGGTTGGCCGATGTATTGCATATTAGTTTATCTCCACATAGCTCAACACCACATCCAATGATGCTGCTGTGTTGCTTTCAACAAACAGATCATAGTTGGCAGGAATAATTAATTTTTCACCACTGGTTACCACACGCAAACTGCTGCCTGTGGCTATCTGCACATTTTTTATAAAAAATGCTTGAGCACTGGTGTCATCTTGTACAAACACGCTGGCAGTGATAATACCTCCTGTGATATTGCTCAAACTCATGCCAAGTATAGTGGTGCTAACACCCACAGGTGCTTCGTAAATCTTCACAGGACTGGTGCCTATTTGAGTTGATATTTTATTTTTAAACGCTGTTGCCATAATTGTTTATCCTAATGTTAATGCGTATTTAATCGATAATTCCTCTGCGCCCAATACACTGACTCCACCCCCTGCGCCAGCCACAGAAACCCAGCTATTACCGTCGTAGATCTCCACTTGCAGATCCTGTGTGTTGTATCTAGTGATACCAATCACAGGCGCTGAGGGCCTGGTAGCTCCTATACCATAGGGTATTCTTAAGCCACCAGCCTGACTCACATCCACATAGCCATCTCCAGTGGTTTCCAACACAATGGGAGCATTGCTCACATAGTTGGTAATGGTGTTGTTTTGAAAGTTTAAATTTTCTATTCTTATGAAACCAGTGCCATTAGCATTTAGGATCAGATCTTGATTCGCTCCAGTGGTGGTCAGAGTGTTGCCTGATATGTTAATACTGTCCACTTGCAATGTGTTCACATCAAATCTGGTGCTGTTGACATCTGCCACCAATGCACTGTTGCTGTAGAATCTAATGGTGTTGTCGTTGGCTCCTGGAGTGAGCTCCGGAGTTATGTAGGTGTTACGATCNAAATCATACACACCTTGCAACACAGTCCAGCTGCCGTCATAACCTTCAAACAAGTTATTGTCAGTGTTGTATCTAATCATGCCTGTTTGTGGTGACGCTGGTCTATTGGCGGTGCTGCCTGCAGGCAATCTCATACTGCCTGTGCCTGTGAACACAGTTACTCCTGTGGCAGGAGTGAAAGTGATATCTCCAGTGAGATTACTGATGGTGTTGTCGTTGATTCTAAAGTTTTCTATTTCCACACTGCCAGTACCTGCACCACTCAGCTGTAGATTTGAATTGGTGGTCTGTGTAGTGATTAAATTGTTTTCAATTCTTATATTGCCATCCACATTGATAGTTGAACTGAACACAGTGTTCCAATTTTTTGCTGCACTACCTAAATTATAAGTGTTTGTGGTTTGTGGAATTATATCGCTGGCCACGGCTGCCACAATACTTAAAGTATCAGTGGTTTGATCTCCAATAGTGATGTTGCCTCCTATGGTCACATTACCTGTTACATCCAAATTTCCTGAGATATTAACGTTATCCAATAGATTTATTTGTCCATTGTCAGCATCCAAATTCAATGCTCCTGATGTGCTTTCAATAGTGTTGCCACTCAATCTCACATTGTCTTGTTGAATCAATGTGCCATTGATCACTGTGGTGTGACCACCCGAAATAAATGTTAATGCTGTGCCTTGAGACAACACCGTGGATGCTGCCGTGAATGAAACTGAACCAGTGTCTTGATCCACAGTGAACAGATCACCCACTCTAAAATTGCCTCGTTGATCCACAGAACTATAAAATATTCTTGCATTAGATATCTCCACTACTTCATTGGCTTGAATCACTGTGGCAGGATCATTGCTGACTTCTTTGCCATTGCCTATGTAGGCAAAATTGTGTCCTACTAGATACATTAGAACGCCTACTCCCGAACCATATGCTCCATAATTGCCATACACTGAAGCTGATGCTATGCTTCTAATTTCAGCACCAAAATCGGTATAATCTACATTAACAAATCTTTCTGCAGTGGCTCCTCCCGAAAAACTGATGTATTGTGCTCCTGTCACAGTGTCTGAGATAGAGGTTGAAGCATTTGCGCCATTAAAATTCAACAATAGTTTTGTGTGGGGCGTGTTGCTTAACTCAGCCGCAGGTGTTGCAAAAGTACTTGTGTACAATGCTGCCTTGGTGATTCTAATATCATCCAAATAACCTGGCAATGCATTTGCATACAAGTAGTCTGCACCTATGGTCAAAATAGATGTAGCACCATAGTTGTTGGAATCTGTGTAGGAACTGCCTTCCTGTGTGCCATTCAAAAATAATCTTGTTGTGCCACTGTTTTTACACACTGCCACATGATACCAAGTGTTGATATTGATAGTGGTGGCGCCAGTGATTCTATTGGCAGCAGCAGCATAATATTTTAGCACTCCTCCATCAATGTGAATCATAGGATTATTGAGTGCTGCTGCTGACCTTTGATCCATGATCACTTGATTGCCCACAGCAGTGCGTCTTAACCAGAATTCAATGGTAAAATTACCAGATGCATAACCAAAGTCTGGATTGGTGGATACAGTGAGATAATCACCTGTGCCATCCAACAATAAACTGGCTGTGCCATATTTCAGTTGAGCAGTGCTCAATTGAGCATTGCCATTGACTGTGATTATTTTAGGCAGTCTGTTGACAGCATTTTGAAATCCTGTGATTTTGCCTGTGAGATAAAATATATTGCTGTCCACGGTGGCAATGGTTCCTGTGCCCAACACTGTAGAATTATCCGTGTCATAGTACGTGATAGTTTGTCCTGTTGTCACAGCGGCTCCTGCTAGTCCCGCCACTTTTAGCAATGTGCGACCTGTGCCCTTGAGTCCAGTGGCTCCATCTATGGCATACAAACTACGATTGGCAAAATATGTAAATGAATTTAGCCACTCCACTCTCACTCCATTGGTCATGGTTATAGCATCCACTCCTGGAGTTATAAATGTGCAATTTTGAAACAAACAGCTGGCTTCGTTGCTGCCTGCTGTGGCCAAACTACCATCTAGATAGGCGCCTTTGCCTGCATCTCCTGCATTGAAACCTCTAGGATCNGNGCCACTGGTCACAGATCCTTGTGTGATCACACTAACATTTCTAATGTANGGTGAACGTGAGGTCACTGTGAATGAGCTAGCATATCTAAAAGCATAACCTCTGTTGGCTCCAGAGTTGAAACGGAAATTTGCTACTGTGAGGTCTTCTATAGTGGTTTCACCATTCAATATAAAAGCGTTTTGATCAATCGTGCCACCAGTGGGTTGAATCAACACTGATCTCAAAGATTCTCCTTTGATGGTGACTCCCACAGGCACAGTGATGGGAAACGTTTCTGTGTATGTGCCGGGATATATGTGTATCAGATCTCCTGATGAAGCCAATGTGATTGCTTGTTGTATGGTTAACACTGGATCGTTTTGATGCAGTCCTGCGTTGGCGTTATCACCATTGGTGGCCACGTATATAATATTACCTGGCACTGATGTAAGATCTAATCCACCCACTGTGACGTTGCCGCCCACAGTGATGTTGTCCACTGTTAAATCTTGTGTGAAAAATTCATTCCATCTTTTTCCTGCACTGCCCAAATTGTATGTGTCGGTCACATTGGGAATCATATTGCTGGCTATGTCTGCATTGATGACCAAATTATCAGTGTTTTGATTTCCTATGGTGATGTTACCATCTGCAGTGATGCTGCCAGTGGCATGTATATTGCCAGTCACTTCCACATTGCTGTAAATTTCAGTGATGCCTGTGCCATTGGGGCGCAGTTCAAGGTTCATATTGCTGGTGGTCACTTCAATAGTGTTGTTGGATATTTGTAAATCATCCACTAGGATAGCATTGTTGTACAATATTTTGTCAGGCGATGCTAGGGATAAAATAGGCGCTGAAGTGGTGATGCTGGATCCAGACAAAGTGAGATTGTTTACGGTGCTGACACCGGGCACTTCTAAATTGGTGGTTCTGATGGTTCCTACAACGTCTAAAGGATACTGAGGACTGGCAGTTTTTATACCGATCCTGGAATTTATTATATCAATATATAACAGATCAGTCTCAAAGGCAATGTTTTGTTCCGCCACTGGTAGCGTGGAACGGATCAAGTTATCCTTCAAGAGCTGACCGGAAATTCGACCAACGGCCATGCTATTCTCCTTTTAACGGGCATCCTTGTGCCACCAACCTAGTTTTCACCCTTTTTTAATGCAAAGGTTCTTCGCTGGTTGACCACGGTTTGTCCTGCTCAATCTTGGTCGGATTGTGGCATTAGTTGTATTTATTGATTTTGGTGGTTTTAGTTCTGTTAAGCTAGAATTAAATTGTAAATCAAGTTGATTTCTTCCACTTGATACAGAGGCACTATGGTGCCGCTGGCCCCTGATGCGCTGCCCCATGCAGCTCCACCATACACCTGCAAATTATTGGTGGTTGTGTTCCAGTACAGTTCACCTATCACTCCAGGATTTCTTTGAGCTGTGGTTCCATAAGGCAAACGTATTCCTTTTTCATTGGCACTCANATGCACATATTGTTCTTTTTGTACACCTGTCATTTGAAACAGCATGTCACTGTTGGTGCCTGTGTTGCGTATGCTGCCACTGTTGAACACATAATTGCTGGTGTCAAAACGCACCACTCCTGTGCCGTTGGCAGTCAAAGCAGCCACAGTGCCTGCAGTGGCCGAACCTACTGTGACTGTGTTGTTGTCCAATGCAAATTGTGATTGACTGTGAAAACGATTCACTATCAAATTGCCTGCAGTGTCTATTCTTCCAGTGTTAACTCCATTGGCATAGAAATAAAATTGATCGCTGTTGAGTTCAATTCTGGTGTCACCATCCAAATCTTTCACACCGCCCAACAACACCACATTTGTGTTGTAACCTTCAAACTGTCCTGACACTGAATTATACCGCAAATCAGCAGCCACAGCAGGTCTTTGAGCTGCATTACCCGCGGGTAATTTTATGGCTTTACCAGAGAAATTAGTGTTCCTAGTGCTGTTATTGATGTTGATATTGCCGGTTGAACTGTCCACCACACTGTCAAATCGCAAATTGTCCACAGTCACTTTGCCTGTGCCATTGGCTTGAATCACAAGATTTTGATTGCCTTGATTGGCAGCAATATAATTATCTGTCATTGTGATATTGCCCACATTGAATTGTCTAGCATACACATTGTCCCAATTTTTACTGTTGGATCCTAAATTGTAAAGATTATTCGTGGCTGGTAGAATATCACTGACAAATTCCATTTCAAAGTCAATGGTATCTGACACTTGATTACCTAGATTAGTTAAACTGCCACCCACGGTAAAATTACCAGACACATCAAGATTTTGAATGATGTTGGTGTTGGTTAAAAAATTAATAGTGCCGTTGGCAGATGCAATATCCACTTGATTGATACCACTTCTAATGCTGTTACCAGACACTGTGAAATTAGGCAATAAAATTTTGTTCCCATCCACAAAGGTTTGTGCACCAGGCAGTCCTATTGTGAGACTGGATCCTGTGAATGTGACTGTTGAAAGATTGTCAAGATTTATAAATCCTGTGTTGAAATCCACAGAAAATGTATCACCCACTCTAAAATTTCCATTATGATCTTGACTTTGATAATATATTTTTCCCGCGTTAAGTTCCACAGTTTCCTGTGATTGAATGGCTAAACTTCTATCGTTGGTCACATCTTTGCCAGATCCCACATAGGCCATGTTGTGATTGATCAGATACATCAAAGTTGCAGCGCCGTCTGCTTCTGCACCTTTGTTGCCATACACAGATGCACTGGCAATCACTCTTACTTCAGCACCAAACAAAACTCCAAGATTGGCAAAACCAGTGGCCCCGTTGATGGCATACAAACTGCGATTGGCAAAATATGTGAAACAATCTATCCATTCCACTCGCACGCCGTTTTTCATAGTGATTGCATCCACTCCTGGCGTAATAAAAGTCACTGCGTTGAACAACATGCTGGCTTTGTTACTGGCCGAATTTGCCACACTGCCATCCACCAATGCGCCTTTGCCTGCATCTCCTGCATTGAAACCTCTGGGATCGCCAGCAGAAGTTGCTGATCCTTGTGTGATCACACTGACATTTTGTACATAGGGAGATTTTGATGTAATGTTGATGTTGTTCTTGAATCTAAAAGCATGTCCTGTGTTGGTAGCACTGCTGTAATAAAAATTTGACACAGTGATATCGCTGATCATACAACCATCATTCATTAAAAATGCATCCTGACTTTGTGAGCTGGTTGTGGGTATTATTTTTACTGATCTCATACTGCTGCCTTTGATGGTGGTATTAGCAGGCATATTCAAAGGAAAAGTTTCCGTGTACACACCAGGCAGGATCATAATTAGATTGTTGCCACCTGCTGTGGTAGCTGCCAATAGAGCTTGCTCCACTGAGGCAAAGGCAAATGATACAGTCTGTCCTGGATTGGTGTCTAGACCTCCACTGCTGACATAATAGGTATTGTTGATGGGTAAATTTACAGTGATGCCTCCAATACTGAACAAATTGCTCACAGCAATATCACCAGCCACACTGCCTGTTTGAGCAAATGTGTCACCCCATTGTCTGCTGGCAGATGATCCTATGTTGTAGGTAGTGGTTACATCTGGTATCATGTTGGAATTAATATCTGCTCCTATGATTAAAGAATCTGTGCTGTCATTACCTATCACGGTGTTGCCATCTGCCACAATGTTACCAGTGGCATTGATGCTGCCATACACTTCTACGTTTGAGGGTATATCAACATAGCCGGATTGATTGGCTTGCAATTGTAAATTTGTGTTGGTGGTATAGGTTCCTAATTTATTGTTGCTGAAATACAAATCACCTACACGTAATTCTGGAGTGGCAATAGTGCCACCAGAAGTAATAGATATAGGACCAGTCTGTGCAGATATACTACTATTTTGAAACAGCATGTTGCCAAATGTGGCAGTGTTGATGGCTGTGAGACCAGCATTGTTACGAGTCATGCCATTCACTAACAACGTTCTAGTTGGTGCGTCGTTCCTAATACCTATCCTGTTGCCACTGTGATTGATGTACAACAGGTCAGTTTCAAATGCAAGATCATCTGAGCGTTGTAGATTGCTGCGTAATAGTGGCCCTGAGATACGTCCTACTGACATTTAATTTCCTTGTTTTGTATTGTATTTATTTTAGGATGTGCAAATGCTATTTGTCAAAATTGTGCAGCACAGTCACAGGCTTGCCTGAAGGCACTGGGGAGCCGAAATTAACATACAGGTTATTACCCAATGTGGACACTTGCATGTAGCCTGCTGCAAGAGTTAAAACAAACACAGAACCACCGTAGGTAGCACTGATGGTCAAATGTGTGCCATCCAGTATTTGTTTTATAAAATAAGTGGTTTGATCAACTAAATTTCCAAAGTTTGTGCCTACAAAACTAATTTCTTGACCTACTGACATACCTGCAGTACTGTTCAATGTGATTGCATTGCCTGCTGCAGTCACAGTGCCCGCTACTGTTTGTGCACCTGTGGTGATATTGCTGTAGCTCACAGAACTCACTGTGCATGCTGTGACCACGGCTGTGTTTCCTACAGGCACATAGCCGCTGGGTGTCACTCCAGAAATTGAAATAGTTTGTCCCACGTAGAACGGAGGCAATGCTTGTGTAGCAAATGACAAAGTAGCTGTGGCACCATTGCCTGAAGCTGCTGTGGTGGTCAATGTTTGCGGAGCAAAAGTGNCAGTGGCAACAGAACTACCGGATGGTTGTCTGCCATAGCCCACTCCAGCACACCAGTTGCCGGGAGTATTGGCATCTAACAAGTCAAATGTGCTGCCTCCTGCTGTGGCGCTGATGGTGATCTGATTGGCTCCTGCATTGATAGTTTTTACAAAATATATGGTGTCTGCCACAATGTTGCCTGAAGTGGTATCAAATATAATCATGTTGTCCACTTCTAATCCTGCGGTGCTGCTGATCTGTATTGTGTCTGCTGTGGAGTCCAATGTTTGTGTATAAGTGCCAGTCTGCACTGATTGATTCACTAATCCTTCTACAGTTGATACTGTGCCATAGCCAGGATCGTTTTCATTTATAAATGCTTGGTTGATTGATAAAAAAGTAGCAGAAACAGATGCCACTGTGAAAAATCCTCTGTTGTTGGTGCTGCCTGATACAAAAATAGTTTGCCCCACGTAAAATCCTGCAGTGGAAAAATTTACTATTGCTGAATTGTTGCTGAACATGGCTGAAACGCCAGGAGCAAATGCACCTGCACCAGTTTTGCCTGACGTGGCAATGTTGGCCCAAAATGATATAACATTGCTGCTGACATAGCAAGGATTTTGTAAGAATGTATAGTTGGTAGTGGGAATCTGCAACACGTTTTCCACCATACACAACACTTGTGCTGGTGCGCTGGGCACTGGAGTTGCAGCATCATTGGCATCCAATGGTCCAAATAATTTTTCCACGTTGTCACCATTGCCTAAATTTTGTGCATGAATAAGTTTGGGTTCATCTGTTCTAAATTTTTTCCAACCAGGAGTTCCAAATGCAGCACTTGCTTCATAGGCTTCAAAATTTTGTGTGGTGGTATTGTAACGGATCATGCCTTCTTGTGCAGTGGGCCTTGCTCCAGTGGTGCCTTTGGGCAACAACAATGCACTAGCACTGTCTATCACTGTGAGTTCTTGAGCATCATAATTGATGCCTCGTCCGCCAAATGTTTGTGAATTAGTGGTCTGTCTTTTGATATATCTCATTACACTACAATGTAACTCACTGTCACCAGCAAGTCACCATTGGTGCCACCGATCTGTTGAAATGACAATTTGTCACCCGCCTCCAATATTAATTTTTCGCTGTCCATCACAAAGGTATCGTTAGCATCAACACTGGCTGTGTTAACAATTTTATTTTTAGTATCTGACACTGCTTCACCTGATAACACTGCATACACGGAAAAAGTTGCAGCACCACTGCCTTTGTTGCAAATCATTATGGTGGTAAATGCCCAGCTTTGCCCTGCGGATACTGTGAATTCCACCGGTGCTCCTGTGCTCATTTGTGCGTTATTAATAGCCATACGTTCCTAAAATATCATACTGAACAACAAAGACCTATTTTTGCTTATAATTTCGTCTCTGACGTTGCTTGTATTTACATAAAATAATCCAGTTTTACCTGTGCCTTGAGCGTTTGCATACAATTTCAAACCGATTCCGTCATGTGCTGGGTTGGCTCCTGTGGCTTTGATCATGAGTGTGTCATCTATCCTTACAGATCTAACTCCTTGTGCTTGCAACACTAAGTCCTGTGTGGTTCCTGGTGCTGAAATGGTGCTTTCTTGTATTCTAACTTCTGATAGGTTAATCTGTTGTTGTAAAAAATCCACTTGGTTGGATAAAAAAGTATTCTTCAAAACGCCGTCGATTTCAATGGTGGCTTGATTGGCTGCATCTCCCTGTAAGTTCACTGTGCCTGACACTGTCTGAGCACCTGTGGTGGCGTTGGCATAACTGACTGAACTCACACTGGAATTGGTCACAGTGTAGGTGCCATTGTAACCCGCAGGAGTCACACCTGAAACCACAATGATTTCACCTATGTTGAAAGGTATCACTGCCTGTGCAGCAAATGTTAGTGTGGCCACAGTGCCTGTGCCTGCAGCACCTATGGTGTTGGCAGTGACACCTGGAGCAGTGTCATACACTCTCACTATGGTGTTGCCTCGCTGAATTTTTGGATATGTTAGACCTGTGATGGATGCTACGACAAAATCATCCACATATTTTTTGTTGGGTATATCGTTGGCACTGGTCACATAGGTTTCATAGTTTACTTTGGGTGTTGCTATGGCACCACTGCCACCCGGATCTAAAAAAATATCGTTGTCTGATGTGATGCTGTTGGTTCTTAAACCTAATGGATCACCATTGACCAAAGAAAATTTAAATGCTCCGTTGGTATTGAATGGAGCAGGAAGATTGCCATTGGCCACTTCTGTCCATAAAAGAGTGGCGTTTTGTAAATTGCCTCTGTCCACACGTATGCCTGCAGTGCCTAGAGTCACTCCTGATCCAGCTTCGCCATTGTTGATTACTATAATATTATCTCTTACAACTAAATTTTCTGATTCTACAGTGGTGCTGTCACCTTCCACGACCAGATTGCCTGTGACACGCACTGTGCCCAATTGTGCACCTGTGTCCAATTTGATTTCTCCACCAGACTGGACTTTTATGTTGTAATTTCCATTTGGTACTTTTAAAAATTTTGTCATCTTTTCTCTTTAGTTGGGGGGATTGCTCCCCCCATGGTGTTATTATATAGCAGTCAATTCAATGTAATCTCTTGTGGAATCGTTCACAAGTGTCCATTTGTATCTATCACCAGTGCTGGCAATAAATCTGCGTTGAGTTATTTTAGCCGCATATTTGGCAGTACCGCCCATAGTGGACAAGTTGCCTGATGCAGATCCTGCAACATAACCAGTCACTCTCATTTCTCCTAGAGCTGCTGGTGTGGTTGCAACTAATTTGGCTCTTGCTGTTGTAGAGGCTGATGTATCTTGAACTTTGAATCTTTTAGATCCAACTTGTTTCACAATGAACACATCACTTTGATTTGATCCACCTATGTAGGCTTCACATCTTATACCTATGGCACCTGTGTATGTGCCTAGTTTTGTTTTGTTTATTGGTCTTCCCATTTGTTTTCTCCTGTAACGTTCTATGTTATACGCGGTGGGTTAAACCGCATAAACTTCAAAACTATTTTTGAAGCACAGTTATTTATCTTTTTGACAGTGTGGCTAATAGCTCTAGTTTTGAGAAGGTTTTAAGGTGATTTTGCGCTTGCAACAGGGTGATTCTAGCCTGTTCTAAATAGTGTTCACGACGTGTTTGACGATACATGATTAACAGATCAGCACGCTTGTTCATCATTTGATCTATTTGATTTTTTATGCGACGTATTTCATGTGCAAACATGGGATGATGTCGAATCCATTGATCCAACTGTTTGCGCTGAGCTAGATATGATTCCATTAATTCTTTTTCAGTTGGCTGTTCCATACAATTATTTAAGTAATTTTTGCANCAATCTAGCACCATATGATATCATGAATGCAGCGCCTGCACGCTGAAACACCACACAAGTTTCTTTCAGCATTGCATCCATTTGAGCATGTCCTTGTATGGCCAGCCATTCACTGCTGGTCTGATACACACCCACAGGTTTGTTGGTGGCTTCTTTGATGGGTTGAATCAAATCTATGCTGCTCATGCCAGGTTTTACCATGAGCAAGTCTGCACCTTGTGCAGCATAACGCATGGAACTCTTAATAGCTGATGCTCTATCCCCCACATCCAATTGATACCAACGAGCAGAATTGGGCACACTGTCCACCACTTCTCTAAAGGCAGCATACTGCACACTGCGAAACTTGGTGGAATAACTCATGATGGGTATGTTGGTCAGTGCTCTGATGGTGGCCACTGTGAAAGGTTGCATGTCACTGGGTGCCACACTGTCTGCTCCTGCTGTCACACAAATTTGTGCCAATGTGCCCAACTGTTGTTGTGTCAATATGGCATCATCTGGCACACAGCAGTGACCATCTTCACGCACACCACACA